ATGAACGGAATACAGATTTTTCAAAATGCTGAGTTTGGCTCGGTGAGAACAGCAGACATTAATGGAGTTCCTTATTTTGTGGGAAAGGACGTAGCTGAAATTCTTGGCTATAGCAATACAAGGAAAGCTTTGCTAGACCATGTGGATGAAGAGGATAAAACCGATGGGGTAACGATTCGTGACTCCATCGGACGTGAACAGGCTCCGGTTCTGATAAATGAGTCTGGCCTTTACAGCCTTATTCTTTCTAGCAAGATGCCGAATGCAAGAAGGTTTAAACGTTGGGTAACAAGCGAGATTCTTCCAACTATAAGAAAACATGGTGTGTATGCGACAGATGAACTAATTGCAAATCCTGACCTTGCGATTGCAGCATTTACTGCATTAAAGGAAGAGCGAGAAAAGAACCGACTGCTTGAACAAACTACTGCCGTCCAAAAACAGCAGATTGCGGAAATGAAGCCAAAGGCAAGCTATTACGATGTGGTACTTAACTGCAAAGACCTTATTTCCACTTCTACGGTAGCGAAAGATTATGGAAAGTCTGCTATTTGGATGAATCGTTATCTCCATGAAAAAGGTGTGCAGTTTAAACAGGGCGAGATTTGGCTGTTATATCAGAAATACGCAGAAAAAGGTTATACAAACACCAAGACACATAGCTATTCTGCTAATGACGGAACGATTCATACTAAGCCACATACCTACTGGACACAAAAAGGCAGATTGTTTGTCTATGAATTATTAAAAGCAGATGGGATTTTGCCAACAATGGAACAGGAGGATAGTGATGTCGATTAGCAGGTATAACAGCGAGGGCTATCCTGATCCGACCACCTACGGTGCCTTATCTAATATCGAACAGCAAACGAAGGCAGCGAGAGCGTACAGACCGATGGTGTATGTATGCTCCCCGTTTTCGGGAGATGTTGCCGGGAACATTGCAAATGCACGAAAGTACAGCCGTTTTGCTGTGGAGCATGGGTATATCCCCATTGCTCCGCATTTGCTGTTTCCGCAGTTTCTTAACGATAACGATTTAAGGTCACGTGAACTGGGGCTCCATTTTGGAAATGTGCTGATGAACCATTGCACCGAGGTTTGGGTGTTTGGCGAAAGCATCTCATCAGGAATGGATGCGGAAATCAGGAGAGCCAAGAGAAAAAAATACAGACTGCGATATTTCGGAAGTGATTTGAAGGAGGTAAGCAAAGATGCGTGATTTGAATATTGCCTATGGCAACAGCAGGACGGCAAAGCAGTGGAGCAATAAGACTATTCGCTTTTCTGATTTGAAGGAACGTCTGAAAACAACCATCAGAACCTCAGAGTCGGCGGAGGAATATGCCAAGTTTACCAAGGCACAGCGTGATGCCGTAAAAGACCACGGCGGTTTCGTTGCCGGGGTGTTAAAGGGCGGCAGACGAAAGATTGATACCGTGGAATCCCGTTCTATGGTGGCGTTGGACGGAGACAGAATCGATGCGGAGTTTCTGAAGGATTATGAGAAGAACGCACCCTATACCTCTGCCCTTTACACCACCCACAGTCATACGGATGAAAATCCGAGAGTGCGTCTGGTATTCCCGCTTACAAGGGATGTGACCTCCGAGGAATATGTGGCGGTGGCAAGATATCTGGCACAGGCACTGGGCATGGATTATTTTGATGAATGCTCCTACCAGCCGAATCAGCTGATGTACTGGCCAAGCACTCCTTCCAACGGTGTATTCGTGTATAAGGAAACCGACAAGGACTGGCTTGACCCGGACGAGATTTTATCGGCACACCCGGAATGGACTGACCCTACCAGACTTCCGACTTCATCGAGGGAGAGCAAGGCAAATACAGCCAGCTTCAAAAAAGTGCAGGACCCGCTTGAAAAAGAAGGTGTGGTCGGTCTTTTCAACAGGGTTTACTTCCCTGTGAATCTTGCCGTGGATGAGTTCCTTTCGGATGTTTATGAGCCGACCGACACGGACAGCCGCTATCATTTAATCGAGTCAAGCAGTATGGCAGGTGTGGAAATCAAGGAGAACGGAAAGTTCGTCTACAGCCACCATGCCAAAGACCCTGTCTACTTAAAGCTGTGCAATGCTTTTGATATTGTCCGTATCCATAAATTTGGCGATGACGATGAGAAAAAATCCTATAAGCAGATGTGCGAGTTCGTCATGACTCTGGATAAGGTAAAGCTGGCAGACCTTGAGGAAAAGAAAAGGATGGCGGCGGAGGAGTTTGCAGAGGACACAGACTGGCAGACGAAGCTCCGTTATATGCCAAGAAGCAAGTGTCTTGAAAACAGCGTGTGGAATCTGATGCTGATTTTAAACAATGATCCTGACTTTGCGAATATCGCATTCAATGAGCTGGTGGGCAGAGTGCAGATTACGGGAGCCGTGCCGTGGACAAGACCCGGTGACAACAAATTCTGGAGGGATGCAGATACAGCACAGATGAAGGCGCTGATTGACATCCGCTATGAAACATTCTCCAGCCGAAACCATGATGTGGCATTTACGAAGGTGGTCGAGGACAGGCATTTCAATCCCCTGCGTGAATGGCTGGATGCTCTGCCGGAGTGGGATGGTGTGACAAGGCTCGAAAATCTCTATATTGATTTCCTTGGTGCGAACAGCACCGGGTATGTGAAGGCTGCGACCAGAAAATCCTTTGTGGCGGCGGTAGCGAGAATTTACGAGCCGGGTACAAAGTTCGATTCCGTGGTGGTGCTTGTAGGTCCGCAGGGCTGCGGCAAGTCCACCATCTTTGCCAGAATGGGGAAAGAGTATTATTCTGACAGTCTGAATCTGACGGATATGAAGGATAAGGCAGGAGCGGAGAAACTGCAGGGATATTGGATTCTGGAGCTGGGCGAACTGGCTGGTCTTAAGAAAGCGGACATTGAAGTTGTAAAAGCCTTTGTTAGCCGCACAGATGATATCTATCGCCCGTCCTATGGCAGAACAGTGGAAAGTCATCCAAGGCAGTGTGTCATTGTGGGTACCACCAACTCCGAGACAGGATTCCTGCGTGACATTACGGGCAACCGCCGCTTCTGGCCGATTAAGGTGACCGGGAAAACAAAGCGTAAATCGTGGGATATAACCAGTGAAGAGGTTTTGCAGATGTGGGCGGAGGCAAAGTACCTGTATGGGCAGGGCGAGCCTTTGTATCTGAATATGGAGGAAAGCAGTGAAGCCTTGAGCGAACAGATCGATGCGATGGAGACCGATGAGCGTCAGGGCATTGTGGAGGAATATCTGAATACCCTTCTGCCGGAGAACTGGAACAGTATGGATTTGTACGAGAGAAGGAATTTCTTCACGGACAATACTGCGGTCAAGGGTACTGTACAAAGAAAGACGGTCAGCAATGCGGAAATCTGGAGCGAATGCTTCTGTAGGAACTTATCCGACCTCAAACCATCCGACTCCTATGCGATAGCCGCCCTTATGACCAAAGTGGACAGCTGGCAGAGAACGGACAAAATCAGAAAGCTCGCCATCTATGGCAGGCAGAGAATTTATGAGAGGTTGTGATTTTAACAGCCTGTGTTCCAAGTCGTAGGTTGTGAACAGCAAAAAAGCCTTGAAAACAGGCACTATCAGACATCAGCTGACACAAGTATCACAAGAATTACTATATAAATTATTTCTATTTTATATAGGGTAATGCAAGCGTGTACAGGCATATACGCACGTATAGAAATTTTCCGAGATGGTTGTGTCAGTTGTGTCTTGTGATTTTAGGAGAGGATGAAATGAGAGAAAAAATCATAGAACAGAAACTTGTAACGGCAGTAAAAAAGCATGGCGGGATATGTCCGAAGTTCACTTCTCCCGGTTTCGATGGTATGCCGGATCGTTTACTGCTTCTTCCGCATGGTAAGTTCGCCTTTGTGGAAGTGAAAGCACCGGGAGAAAAACCAAGACCATTGCAGCTGGCAAGGCACAGATTACTGAGCTGTCTGGGATTTCGAGTGTATGTACTGGATGATGCGGAGCAGATTGGAGGGGTTCTTGATGAAATTGAAAATTCAATGTGACTGGTGTGGAAAAGAATTTGAGAGAAACCATAATCACATTCATGAAAAAAACTATTGCTGCAGAGCGTGTTTAGGAAAAGCAAACGCAGAACGTTTTCGATTGAAGAGTCTGCGAACGTGTGATAACTGTGGGAAAATTTTTGAATACAGAGGTAACCATAAAAAGAGAAACGAACATTTCTTCTGTTGCCCAGAATGCAGCTATGAATTCAAAGTGAAAAAAATATATGTATCATGCGATTGGTGTGGCAATCCAATTTACAAAAAGCGTTCTGATGTTGCAAGAAACGAGCATAATTTTTGTGATTATGGGTGCTATATCGACTACGTCAATTTTGAAAAAGCTGGTGCAGATAATCAAATGATATCAGGAGAAAAACTGTATCGCAGGCTTGCAGAAATGAAGATTGGACGAAAACTTCAAGAGAATGAGGATGTTCATCATATTGACGGCAATCATCTAAATAATGATTTTGCCAATTTAAAAGTTGTTACAGCTTCAGAGCATATGAAAATACACGCTTCCCAGAAAGAGAGGGACTGTCATGGCAGATTTATTAAAAAAGAATGATTTGCATGGGTATCAGGAATATAGTGTCAATTTTATTATTGAACATCCTGTAGCTGCAGTCCTTTTAGATTGTGGACTTGGGAAAACTGTAACATCACTTACGGCTATAAATGATTTGATGTTTGACTATTTTGATATTCATCGTGTTTTAGTTATATGCCCTTTGAGAGTAGGTAATGTTTGGGCGAATGAGATACAACATTGGGAGCATCTGTGCCTCTTGCAGTATTCGGTGGCAGTTGGTTCTGAGTCAGAACGACTGTTGGCACTGAAAACACAGGCGGATATTTACATCATAAACCGCGAGAACGTGCAGTGGCTGATTGAGAAAAGCGGGGTTTCCTTTGACTTTGATATGGTGGTTGTGGATGAGCTTTCGTCCTTCAAGAATTATCAGTCCAAGCGGTTCAAGGCACTGATGAAGGCAAGACCGAAGGTAAAAAGAATGGTAGGTCTGACTGGCACTCCTTCCAGTAACGGCTTAATGGATTTATTCGCAGAGTTCAAACTTTTGGATATGGGTGCAAGGCTTGGACGATTTATCGGTCAATACAGAAATGCCTATTTCTCTCCGGACAAGCGGAACGGTCAAATTATTTACAATTACAAGCCGCTGCCAAATGCCGAACAGCAGATATACGATAAGATTTCGGACATTACGATTTCCATGAAATCCACCGACCATCTGAAAATGCCGGAAATGATCAGCACCAAGTATGAGGTGGAATTGTCGGATTCAGAAAAGAAGAAATACGAGGAACTGAAAAAAGACCTCATTCTTCAGCTGCCAGACGGAGAGATTACTGCCGCCAATGCCGCATCGCTTACAGGCAAGCTGTCCCAGATGGCAAACGGAGCAGTCTATTCCGATGATGAGAGCATTTTGGAGATACACCAAAGAAAGCTGGATGCACTGGAGGATATTATCGAATCGGCAAACGGCAAGCCTGTCCTTGTGGCATATTGGTTTCGTCACGATTTGGAGCGTATCAAAAAACGCTTTGATGTGAGAGAAATCAAGACCGCAAAGGATATAGCCGACTGGAATCACGGCAGTATCCCAATTGCCGTAATACATCCGGCATCGGCAGGACACGGCCTGAACCTACAGCAGGGTGGTTCTGCCTTGGTATGGTTCGGCATCACATGGTCACTAGAATTATATCAGCAGACCAATGCCAGACTTTGGCGGCAGGGTCAGTCCGCAGAAACCGTGGTCATTACCCACATCATAGCAAAAGACACCATTGACGAGAGAATCATCAAGGCACTGAAAACCAAGGATACCTCCCAATCCGCCTTGATTGATGCCGTAAAAGCCAATCTATGAAAATCAGAGTCAACCTATGACAATCCAAGCCAATCCGAGTGGAATACAAAATTTCGGAGGTAAGGATATGACAGAAAAAGAATACTTATTGCAGGCACGATATCTGGATGAGCGTATTCACTCGAAGGTTCAGCAGGTGGAATCTTTAAATGATTTAGCTACAAGCTGTTCCGCTGTAATCAGTGATATGCCGAGAAATCCAAACCGTGGCGGTTCCAAGATGGCAGATGCCGTAATTAAAATTGTTTCTTTGCAGGAAGAAATAAATATGGACATCAATGCGCTTGTAGAACTAAAGCGAGAAATCATGGGTGTTATAAAAGCCGTGCCAAATGTGGAATACCAGACGCTGTTAGAAAAACGATATCTGTGCTTTATCTCATGGGAGCAGATTGCCGTGGATATGAATTATTCTATGCAGCACATACACCGAATGCATAGTGCGGCACTGAAAGAAATTATCTTGCCACCGGAACATGAGAGTTAATGTGATAGAATGAGAGTAAGCACCTGTGATATTATTATAATAGCGAAAAGCAAAAAAATATAAACGGGTAAAATCGTAGAGAGCCTTGTGGGTCACACCGACCTGCAGGGCTTTTATTATGCCTAAAATGAGGTGAGAAGATGCCAAGAAAACCTAAACGACCGTGTTCTTATCCAGGCTGTCCTGACTTAACGGATGGACGGTTTTGTGAGAAACACCAGAAAGAAGAAAACAAACGCTACGAAAAGTACGACAGAAACCCTGCTGTACACCGTAGATATGGACGCGCTTGGAAGAGAATCAGGGACAGCTATGCTGCCGGGCATCCCTTGTGTGAAGAGTGCTTAGCAAAGGGCAAGTACGTTGCGACTGAGGAGATACACCATAAACTTCCGTTAGCAAAAGGCGGGACGCATGATAGGAAGAACCTTATAGCTTTGTGTAAAGAGTGCCATGCAAGGATTCATGCACAAAATGGTGATCGTTGGCACTGATGAAGGTGCAGGGAGGGGGGTGTCAAATCTCAAAGCCCTTGTACGGGAGGAACGGGCGGGGGGTCTTACGCACAAAAAGAGCAGTTCAAACAGGGGATTAACCCTAAAACATAGATTGAGGAGTGTAACGAATGGCGAGAGACGGTACAAACCGTGGTGGCAGAAGGGTCAGAGCAGGTGACAAGCCAGTAGGCGCTGCCGAAAAAATACAAAATGGAAAAGCAGTAAAAGTTATGGATAACGATATTCCAGTGTTTAAAACTGCAGAACTTTCAGCCGTGGATTTGCCGGAAGGAGCGGTCTTAGAGGGAATGGATATGCCAAAGCCAAGTGACTATTTATCGGCTAGGCAGAAAAATGGAGTTCCCTTAGGCGCTGATGAAATATACAAAGAAACCTGGCTGTGGCTGAAAGAGCGCAACTGTGAAAGATTAGTAAATCCACGGCTTATAGAAACCTATTCACAGGCTATGGCAAGATATATTCAATGCGAAGAGGCAACAAGTACATATGGTTTATTGGGGAAACATCCAACGACTGGCGGGGTTATGACCTCGCCTTTTGTGCAGATGTCACAGCAATACCAGAAAAGTGCCAATCTTATCTGGTATGAAATCTACGATATCGTAAAGCAAAATTGTACGGAGGCATTTGAAGATAGTACTACAGATACCATGGAGCTGCTTTTGCGAGCAAGGAGAAAATAATGGCGGACAGAAATGAGCTGACAGTGTTTTTGCATAAGTTGAAATTTCACAGACCTAAGCTTACGCGGCAACAAGTCAGAAGTTTAAAGGGTCAGGCACTGTCCAGTAATATCAGCGGTGCTGAAAAAGGCCTTAGTAAGATTTTGGAAAGGAGCAGTGCTTAATGGGAAAAACGACAACAGAAATGCAGCTGGTGGATGTAGCAAAGCTTATTCCATATGTAAATAATGCAAGGACTCATAATTCCCAGCAAATTTTGAAACTGCGTTCTTCGCTTAGAGAATTTGGCTTTATTAATCCGGTTATTATAGACAGGGACTACAATGTAATCGCTGGGCATGGACGGATTCTTGCAGCCAAGGAAGAAGGCATCAGAGAAGTACCATGTGTATTTGTTGATTACCTTACTCCGGCACAAAAGAAAGCCTATATCCTGGCTGATAATCGTATGGCAATGGATGCCGGTTGGGATGAAGAGCTTCTAAGAGTGGAGATTGAGAGCTTACAAGGTGCTGATTTTGATGTCGCCTTAACAGGCTTTGATGAAAAAGATATTGCAGAGCTATTTGCAGGAGAAGATGGAGATGCACAGGATGATAATTTTGATGTAGATTCGGAACTTAAGAAACCGCCTGTTACAAAAAGCGGTGATGTATGGCTTTTAGGTAATCATCGTTTAGTCTGCGGTGACAGCACCAAGGAGGAAACCTATGTAACTCTTATGGATGGGAAGAAAGCTAATCTTGTTGTAACGGATCCGCCTTATAACGTCAACTATGAAGGCGGTGCAGGAAAGATTAAAAACGACAATATGGAGAATGATAAGTTTTACCAGTTTCTATTAGATGCTTTTAGAAACATGGAAAAGGTAATGGCAGCAGATGGCAGCATTTACGTGTTCCATGCAGATACCGAAGGCTTAAATTTTAGAAAGGCATTCTCGGAAGCAGGCTTTTACTTGTCGGGAACTTGTATCTGGAAAAAACAGAGCCTTGTACTTGGCAGGAGTCCATATCAGTGGCAGCATGAGCCATGCCTTTACGGTTGGAAAAAGAAAGGCAAGCATCAATGGTACTCCGACAGAAAGCAGACTACCATATGGGAGTTTGATAAGCCGAAGAAAAACGGTGACCATCCGACCATGAAGCCGATTCCACTTATTGCCTATCCGATTAAGAATTCCAGTATGAGCAATTGCATCGTTCTTGATCCGTTTGGCGGCAGCGGTAGCACTTTGATTGCCTGCGAACAGTTAGGCAGAATCTGTCATACCATTGAGCTAGATGAAAAATACTGTGATGTTATAGTAAAGCGTTATATTGAGCAGGTCGGCTCTGCAGATACTGTATCGGTCATCCGTGATGGAAAGACCATCCGCTTTGAGGATTTGGAGGTCAGCGGCGATGGAAAATAACTTAAAAGTTTCTACATAATTAGCTTGCTATTTATTCCTTTTAGAGTGATATATGTAGTACCGAAGAAAAGGAGGTACTTACAAAATGAAAGTTATTTACAACATCACCGACAGAAAACCATTTGTAAAGGCATTAGAAGAAATTACTGGAGCCAAAGCGGTTTATCAGAAAACACCAACTTATGCTTATGCAGTGGACTATTTCACAGTAACCAAAGAAGGAAATCTTACCTTTAACGACATGGCAAACAGCGAAGAAATCGAGCAGGTGCTAGAACAGCTTGAACAAAAAGGCTTTCACTGCGAGAGTTCCGCATATGATGAACCACAGCCGGAAATCGCTAGTAAAGAGCCATTGGCTGCATACGGGACTACGGGAAAAAAACTTAAAAACGAAACTGCGGGGTTGACAGTGGCAATGCCATTGGATGCGGTGCTTGCAGGCAACCTTACCAATCTTCTGGAATCCAAGAGCAGCCTTATCAAAAAGGCACTGGGCATCAGCGAACTTCCCATCATTATTGATGCAGATAAGATTTCCTTCCCTTGGTTTTCAGACGGCTTGGCTGCTGATACCGTCAAAGCTTACACGGATTTCATTTCTGCCCTCTGCAAAATGAGCCGAGAACATAAACGCATCTCCAGCACGGAAAAGGAAGTCCCCAATGAAAAATATGCTTTCCGCTGTTTCCTTCTTCGATTGGGGTTTATAGGAGAAATTTATAAAACTGACCGTAAAATTCTGCTGAAGAACCTTAACGGCAGCAGTGCCTTTAAGAGCGGTGCGAAAAAGGAGATGAATAGCGATGAGATTTCCGAATAAAGAAATTGTTGAGAAAGTACGCAGAGAATACCCTGCAGGAACAAGGGTAGAACTGGTGAGAATGGATGACTGCCAAGCACCGCCTCTTGGAACGCTTGGGACTGTTACTGGGGTGGATGATACCGCTTCATTGATGGTGGATTGGGACAATGGCAGCGGTCTTAATGTTGTTTACGGTGAAGACCTAGCGGTAAAGATTGGGGACGGTGACAATGACTGAAACGATTAAAAAGCAGATACTTTCTATTCGTGACAGCGGCCGCACCAATATGTTTGATACTAATATGGTTCAATATCTTGCTAACGAGCTTGGCTACTACGAATTGGTAATCTTTCTTGAAGAACATTGTAAGGAATATATAAGATTTATCCTTACAGGAGAGCAATAAAAGATATGCTTTATTGTACAGAAATGACTTGCTATCATGAGCCTTTAGAGTCTAACTATAGAATGTCAACCCCTGAAATGTAGATTTTCGCTGATTTTTGAGGAAATTATTTAATTATCTATTTCTTGCACGACAAATAGACATCCGGAGGATGCCTGAAAAATTTATGAAGGATTGTTGTGCTTATGCTGCTTCGTATAGAGTGCCGTTCGTTTCCATGGCGTACAGAATTCTTACGAGACGCTTTGCTGCATGCGATATAGCTACATTATAGTGTTTGCCTTCGGCTCGCTTTTTAGCTAGATATGCGGCAAATCCGGGATCATAATTGCACACGTGCTTCGTGACATTAAACAGAGCGAACCTGAGATAACGTGATCCACGTTTTTCCATGTGAGCATAGCTGCTGATCATCTTTCCGGATTGATATGTAGATGGTGACATCCCGGCGAAAGCAAGTATTTTATCAGGAGAGTCAAACCTTGAAAAGTCACCAATCTCCGCAAGAATGATTGCTCCCATTTGAGTTCCGATCCCGGGTACGGATGTAATAGTGGTAGTTTCCTCATCCATTAGCTTTTGTATTTCGGTTTCCACCTCTCTTATTTCACTTTCGATAGCCCGTACATCAGCGATGGTATGACGCAGTTCCAGCGATTTTGCCGGGATTTTGGCACCGATGGATGTTCGAGCAGCCTCACGAAAAGTGATTGCCATTTCTCTGCCGAATCGCCCTTTGGAAGCTTTTGAAAGTATGTTTGTCAGCCTGGTGAGATGAACAGATGCCACGTACGAAGCACCCGGTAATTCCTCCAGCATGGTATAGATTGAGGATATATGGATGCAAGGAACAAGCTGTGATAATTCGGGAAAGAGGATTGTAACAAGCCTTGAAATGGAAGATTTCTGCCTTGAACGTTCCTGAACTCTGGAAAATCTATACCTTGTCAGAGATTTCAGGTTTTCTCTGTGATATGATGAAACCGAGTAGGGTTTCAGGCTCAAATCGGTCAGAAGCATAAGTGCAATAGTTCTCGAATCAATCCGATCCGTCTTTGTTTTCCGAAGGCTTAATCCTTTGCGATAAAAATTCGTGTGAAGCGGGTTAATGACATAAGCGGTGAGATGCTTGTCAAGCAGATATGAGAGAATGTTGTAGTTGTAATGTCCGGTTGCCTCCAGCCCTACTTTTACTTTGGATAGATCTGGTGCAACAGAGCGGATTCTCTCGTACAGGATATCAAAGCTCTCACTGTTGTTGGTGATGGTAAAGATGTCGAAAAGCATCTCTCCATCGGTGTTTGTGATGCAGCAATCGTGCTTATCTTTTGCCACATCGATACCTACTAGGATCATAATGGTACCTCCTCGTATTATTTTTGATACTGTTCTAATCCACAGAGCTCTTTGCTCTTGTAAACTCGTTCTACATAAACCGTCGTGCGGTATCTAACTGATTAACAATCAGACAAAGAGACTGTGGCTGGAAACTCTGAAAAACCGTCTGAGCGGTAGTGATAAATATCACCAGTCCACAGCATCTTAGAACAGTATACCGTATGCTCCTTTCAGGGCATGTGATCAAGCTTATCTGCTTGACTTACTTAATAATACGAGTGATATATAGTGTCGAAAGGAGCTGATTTTATGCGGACTATCCGTAAAATCGAACAAAGCATACCAATAATCAAGAAGCGTAAGAAAGTCGCAGCTTATGCCCGCGTCTTCATGGAATCGGAGCGGATGCAGCATTCCCTTTCGGCGCAGGTCAGTTATTACAGCAGCCTGATCCAGAAGAACCCGGACTGGGAATACGCCGGCGTCTATGCGGACTACGGCATCTCCGGGACTAGCATCAAGAAGCGGCAGGATTTCCAGCGGATGCTGGAAGATGCGGAAGCGGGTAAAATCGATATCATCCTCACAAAATCTATCCAGCGGTTTGCCCGGAATACGGTCGACCTTCTCCAGACAGTGCGACGCCTGAAAGAACTGGGTATTGAAGTCTGGTTTGAGAAAGAAAACATTCATACCATGAGCGGGGATGGGGAGTTGATGCTGACTATTCTTGCTTCTTTTGCCCAGGAGGAAAGCCGTTCCCTCAGTGATAATATCAAGTGGCGGTTTCGTAAAAAGTTTGAACAGGGGATTCCTCATGCAAAGTTCTTCGTTTACGGCTATTGCTGGGAGAAAGATAATTTGGTCATCAAACCAGAAGAAGCCGCGATTGTCAGAGAAATTTTTGATGCCTATCTGCAGGGCAGAACCAGAAAAGATATATTACGGGAATTAAAGCAGCGGGGGATTCGCACCATGTATGGGAACTATTTCAAAGACGCCAGTATCAGGCAGATTCTTACGAATCGGATTTATACGGGTGTTCTTGAGATTCAGAAAACCTTTGTGACGGACCCTATTACCAAACGCCAGGCTGTTAATCATGGAGAAAAGAATAAGTATGTAGTGGAACGGCATCATGAAGCCATAATTTCTTCTGATATGTTTGAACGGGTTCAGCAGGAATTAAAGAGTCGCAAGGAAATGGGAATGCAGCGGGGCGGATATGCCAGGGATTTTTTGAACACCTCTTGCTTTACGGGGATCATCAAATGTGGCATCTGCGGGAAAAGCTATGTTCATGTTGTTCGGAAATATAAGGGAAGGATACGTGAATACTGGACCTGTGATTCGCATAAGGGCAAGGGGACAAACTGCGGCGCCTATGGCTCCGTTCCACAGTCCGCTTTGAAAAAAGCATGCGCAGCCGTTCTGAGTACAGATGAATTTGATGAAGAATTGTTTGTTCGGCGAGTAAAGAAGATTGTTGTTCCTTCTTATAAGAAACTGGTATTCTATCTCAGAGATGGAAGTATCGTAGAACGGCAATGGGACTAGACGGCTCTGAAAGAATGCTGGATGGATGAACTGAAAGGGAAACAGCGGCAATGGATGAAGCAATACCATCAGAGCGGCAATTCCAAACGATATACAGCTTTTTCAGAACGCATCTTCTGTCCCAATTGTAAAGCAACCTTTACCCGGTGCCTGGAACGGCGTAAAAAGGGAAAAACAGCCTATTGGCGATGCCAGAGAAAACGCAGGTGTATCCATATCGGCGGGATAAAAGAAGACTCATTAAAAAGCATGGCTGCCGATATACTGCACTGTTCTGAATTTGATGAAGCAGTATTTCGGCAGAAAGTGAAACAAATTGAAATTCAGGAAGACGGCAGTCTGCTGTTCCGATTCTTTGATGGACGCAGTAAAGGAGCGATTATTCAATGAGAAAGGTACATGTCATACCGGCCTCGATTCAAAACTATACCGAGAAGCCGCTGAACCGGCAGTGGAAACGGAAAGTTGCAGGTTATGCAAGGGTTTCAACAGATCATGATGAACAGCTTACCAGCTATGAAGCACAGGTGGATTATTATACGCGTTATATCCAGAGCAGAAATAATTGGGAATTTGTCGGGATGTATACGGATGAAGGCATTTCAGCTACGAATACCAAACACCGGAAAGGATTTAAACGGATGATTGATGATGCCATGACGGCTCATGTCTCCATTGTCTTTGCTCGTTACACGATGTTGTCGCTGGAGCAGCGCCGAAATGCA